TTGACTCGCAGTCTCGCAGTAGATGTCCTTGCCCTCTCGGAAGGCCTCCAGCCGCCACTCCTCTCCGCTGAGCCAGCTGATGACACGCGCCTCGATGGCGGAGAAGTCGGACACTACAAAGCGACAGCCTTCGGACGGTATGAAAGCCGTCCGGATGAGCTCAGAAAAGACGAAGGCCGTCTCTCCGAAAAGCGTCTCAAGAGTGGCAAAGTCTCCTGCAGCTGCGAGCTCTCTCGCAAGGCCCAGGTCCGGAAGGGAATTTTTCGCGAGATTGTGCGTCTGCACAAGCCTCCCCGCCCAGCGGCCGGAGCGATTCGCGCCGTAAAACTGGAGAATCCCGCGGAGGCGGTCATCCTCACAGATAGCGCTTTGCATTGCGCTGTATTTGCTGACGGAGGTCTTGCCGAGTGCCTGTCTGATTTCGAGCGCCCGCTGCACTTTTTGCGGTGCGTCGCCCCTCGCAAGGGCCTCTGCGACTGCATCCTTCGTGAGCGTCGCCATAGGATAGCCCTGCGTAGCCACCCAGCCTCTAAGCTGCGTAAGGCTATTTGGATTCCCGAGCCCTGTAAGCTCCTGCGCCTCCGCAAGAAGCTCTTTCCGCCGCCCATTGTCGTAGTCGACGATTCTGTCTATCATGCTGCGGTCGAGGCGCACGCCGCGGTCGTTCATGCGCTGGTCAAGCTCCCAAAGCGCCTGCTCATCCTCCGGCGTTTTGTACGCGGCGAGCCGTTTCCGGATTTCCGTCTCTGAGACCACGTCCTGCCGGTTATACTCGATATAAAGCTTCCATTTCTCCGGATCATGCTCCGGGAGGTTTCTTCTTCTGCCACCGTTCGCCCGTGTGGGCTTACAGGGCTTTGAGAAATACTGGATGAGCGCTTTACCCTGCGGGTCTTTTAGCTTGTCTTCCGGCAGGCCAAGCGCCGCTCCGGAGCTTGCAAGACTGCCGGGCAAGCCAAGCGTCAGCGCTTTAATCATCGTGCACTGCCATTGCTCGGGCGGCATAGGCTCCTTAAGCCACCGCGCAAGACATGTGCGCTCGAAATTTGCATTGTAAGCAATTTTAAGGATCTCGGGATCCGTGAGAGCCTCGCAGAAGCTGCGGAGCTCTTCGTCCGTGTCCCTGTCGATTGACATGGTGTCGATTACGTGCACTTCGTCTTCATCGTCATAGCTATAGCCGATCAGTAGTACATCAAAGTCCGGCGCCTCCACGTATCTGTAGACGCCGGACTCGATGAGATCCACAGAGCTATACGTCTCGATGTCGACGCCCATCACTCTGCGCATATGCAGCTCCTCTCTTTAGAAATCGTCGTCCTCATCGACCTCGAAATCATCGCCGAAATCGGTCTCAGCCGAAGCGCGTGCACCGCCAAGCGCTTCGTCGTCTTTGATTTTCTGAATATTATTGAGGCCCACGCCGACACCGCGGTTGCCGTTGGTGTTGAAAGCGTAGAAATTGATGGACGCGCGACCCCAGCAGCCGGAATAGACCTCTTCGGGGTCAAGGATTTCGTTCAAATCCTTGTCGACGATGCCCGGCTTCTTCGTGCTGTTCGCATTGAGGAAATACATGCGCTCGTACTCCGGAGCCTCTGCTGCTCTCTCCTCATCACCGTCGCGGAGCGGAAGCTTTAAGCTCGCAGGCTTCTTGCCGCCCCACTTGGAGGCAATGCCCTCCTGCACAGCCTCGTCGATCGCTGCCTTCAATTTCTTCACCAGCTCTTTGTCCTTCTTCGGGATGAGCAGGCAGATGCTGTATTTCGCATCCTGTCCTGCCTGGAAAGAACGGCTGTTGAAAATGTTTACATAACTGAAACGAACCAAACCTGTGACAACCTTTGTACTCATACTTAAATCTCCTTTTCAAAATCGGCTGCTGCCGAATTAATAGCTTCTCTCTTGTCACTCTCCGGCACTAAGACCGGTTTCCCCGCGGGCTTTACGATGAGCTCTCCGAGCGTCTCGGTGAGCTTCTTCTTGCCCACAAGTTTCTCCATTGCTGTGATGCCGTAGAGCTTCCGCTCGTAAAGCATCGCTTCGTCATATCCTGCTGCCTTGAGGGTCTCGGCAACCTTTAAGGTGTCCGCGTACTGTCTGACTGACCGGCCCTCGACAAGCTTCCAGCCGTCGAAGTGCCGGCCCTTAAGCGCCTGGTCAAGTGTCCACGCCTGCACTGCATCGACCCACGATTTGAGCTCTCCGGCGCGTCCTAAGATTTCGCCGATTTCCTCGTCGGTGAGCAGAGCAGGGTTTTTGAAATCGTCCTTTGCGACGGAGAGGTTGTACTCTGCAAGCGCTCGGCAGCGTACACTTACCGGGCACCAGCGGCACCAGTCCCCGCAGGATACGTGCTCCGAGCCCTCAAAGGCCTCCTTGGCTCGCGGTGCTACCTCTGTCTCTCCCCAGCGTAAGAGGTCCTCAAGCGGAAGCTCTTCGGTGCTGATATGACTGAGGCGCGGCTGAATGATGGTATAGCGCGCAGTGTCGAAATCGTAGATATCCCCAAAGAGCGCTGCCGCTCCCAGCGCGTAGAGCCTAAGCTGCGGATTGCCCGGCGCGTCCACCTTCACGCCTTTCCCGTATTTGAGGTCGATAACCTCGATTGTGCTGCCGCCGATGATGACAGCGTCGCTCGTGCCGAAGGATTCCGGAGCCCATGCGTCGAGGTCGAGCTGCTGCTCTACCATGAGCTCCGCGTCTTCGCCCGATGCTGCAAGCCGCTCCATGACCGTATCTGCGTAGAAGTCGGTCGCTTCGTCCATCTCGCCGCACCAGTACTCGCTTTTCCGGAGATCCTTCATCTGCCTTTCATGCTGCGTCGGTGTAATCTCTCCGGAAAGCATCCGGAGTTTTGACTCTGCGACCGCGTGCGCCAGAGTGCCCTCTGCGGCGTAGGGGCTCTCGGGCGGCTCCGGAACCCCTGCGCTAAGGGCGATTGAGGCGGGGCAGCTAAGCCACCGCTTGGCGCTACTCGGCGAGAGCAGTGCGTGATCACTCGGCATTGAGAGCCGCCTGCGCCTTTTCCATGAGCGCCGGTAAGTCCTCAAGCTTCACCTCGGTGAGCTTGGAGCAGCCAAATTCCTTGATGAGCTCCTTCGCTTCATTTCCCCCGGTCTTTTTGTTGAGCTGTGCAAGCGTCTTGCGGACCTCAACGCGGAAGTCCTCGGTGACTGCAGGCGCTGCCGGTGCCGCTGCCTTCTTCGGTGTCTCCGCCTCCGCAGGCGTCTCTTTCCAAGGCATTTCTTCCTTCGGTGCGGACTTCTTTGCCTTCGGCGCTTCCAGCTCTTCTACGGGCTTCTGCGCGCTCTGAGGGGCCGCTGCCGCAGTTCCCTTAAATGCCTCGAATTCGTCGAGGGAATCAAATGTGACTGTAATTTTCATTGCTGCATTCCTCCTTATTCATCGGTATTTCAATTCCGGTCAGCTCTGTGAATTTCACCGCGCTGACGAAATAGCTCCACTGCTTTAGCTTCACGGCGTAGCCCCACGGGAAAACACCGTCTTGAAGCCCTTGTGTGACAAAAGCCTTCGATTTACCCATGAGCCGCGCGATGAGGTCGACCGGCACATTCACAGCATCGTTCGGCCTTATCTCCGCGATCGGCGCGAACTGCTCGAAGTAGTCGTCCTGTACGCCGAGGGCGCGGGCAAATTCGCGCTTGCGCTCTTTCGCGGGCTCATTTTTACCGGAGAGGTACTGACTGATAGAGGATTTTCCGACTCCGGTAAGCGTCGACAGCTCGGACTGCGTAAGGTCGAGCTCGCGCATCAGCACTTTCAGTTTCTCTCCGAATGCCATGGCTTACTCCTTGCCCAGTCCGCCTACCTCTGCCGCGCACGCCGCATAGCCTGCGATGTCCATGAGGCTATCGAGTGACCCTTTCGGGTTTTCGATAACTCGCGCGATCTTGAAAAGGTTCATCATGAGCGCCACATCCATGTCGGAGAGGTCCATCATGAAACCGTGAGTGCGATTCAGATAGTCGCTCCAGAAAATCGCGATGGTCTCAAAAATCTCTTTCGGAGAGCCGTGCTGCCTTTCGCGCTCTTCGACGATGCTTCTCACCTTATCCAAAAACTCTGTCTTTTCCATTTGTCCCTCCTTACTCCGGTACATTCCGGAGATACTCCCCGCAGGCGTCTCTCACCGATTTCAGTGAGAGACTGACAAGCCTTGCGGCCACATGTTCCTAGGC